AAAAAATGATTGATCCAGAAACACTTAAAGTAGGTGATGTGTTTTATTCTGTGAAGGAGAGAAACGCCGCTTTTCATCGTAAGAAAATTCATCAGGAGATCAATGGAGAAGATTGGTTCAAGTATGATATGCCTCTTCGCACTTATGAAATTGTGACTTGGAAAGTTCGCGGTATTCTTCGTAAAGAACTTGAAGGTCAATGGAAGCATGATCCGGATGGTGCCTACGCATCAACCGAGTACTACGTTAGCTACCAAGATGCAACTCACGTGGGAAATACTGTGAAGTATTTTGATTACGATACAAAATATTTTCTTGACATGGACGAAGCTTTAGTGTATAAATCAGAGTTAGAAGCACAAGCAAGAGTGATGGATATGACATGACCTTTGATGAGTCGTGAAAAGAAGGAGCAAAAAATGAGCAACTATCACCCAGATAATTGGGTAATAATCAAAATCAAAGGCGATGATCCTCACTACAGAGTTCTGGCTGGATGGTCAGGTTCGTATTTAAACGGTAGTTCTTGGCGTATGAATAGTGGTATCACTTCTTTTTTTGAAGGTGATGAACACTTTTTGTTTTATGGCTCAAGCGGGTCTTGCTACAGTTGCGGTAAAGAGTCTTACAGGTTAAGAATGAACAACGCTGGTATTTGGAATCAACTGCAAGAAATCCACAGCGACAAAGTAGAGTTGATGCCAGAAGATACTGACTGGTCAAAAATAGATTGGATAATCAAATGAGCCTAACAAGTAAAGCACAAGCATATGACGTTCTTATCAAAGCATTGTTCGAAATACTTGATACTGTAGAAGAAACTGATGACGGCAGAGAGTTCAGACCGACCGTAATCAGGTCTTGTCGTTCATTAGATGCGGAAAAGCTAGATCATATTTTGGTCGCACTGAAAAATACATTAGAAGACCAAGGATAAACATGCGTGTAAAAATTGGAAACTATCGTGACCGTTGGGTGAGTTATGTTCACGACAAATATATGGACAAGAAGTATGGCCGATACGAATGGGAAAACAGCAGCACTAACCTTGAACATGCGCTTGAAAAACTAGAAGACGGTTTGCAGTGGCTTTATAACGCGACAATCAATAAAATACTTGACAAGCGTATAGATCGAAAGATTAGTGTTCGTATTGATCCTGAAGATTTTGAATAACTCCTCAAAACTATGCTAAGTGGCATGGAGACAAATGCAAAAAGATTCGGCCTAGAAAGGCAGTACCAATAGATAAAATAATAGAGTGTCCTCATTGTAAAAAAGTTGGAAAAGATGCGCCTGCAATGAGAAGATGGCATTTTGATAAGTGTAGAGAAAGGAAATGATAATGTTGGAAGTTTATTTGTGGAAATGGCCTAAAGGTAAACTATTACAGTGGTTGGGAGTCAAAAGTAAGAAATACTTCTATATGGAAATGAGCAACCAAGCAACTTGGAGTATGGATCACACTCTATCGCATATCGTTCTTCCTATGCTGAAACAGTTGAAATCAACGAAGCACGGTTCTCCTTGGGTTGAGGACGAAGATGTTCCAGAAGAACTGCGTAGCACGAGTGCTCCACCCAAAGAAAATGATTATGACCTAGATGACAATCATCATAAGCGTTGGGACTGGGTGCTTGATGAAATGATCTGGACTTTTGAAATGCTAACAAAAGACGACTGGGAGTCTGACTACTATGGAGATTGGATTAAAGATGATGAAACACCTTTATCCGGACACTTTGATTGGACAGATGATGAAGGCCGCAGAAAAGCAAATGTTAGAATAGATAATGGATTAAGATTATTCGGAAAATATTTTCGATGTCTTTGGAATTAATAAAGGAATATAAATTGAAAACTAATAAAAGCCTTGATATTATGGACTTGTTCAAGACGCCTAATAAGCAGAGCGAACGGTTCACGACAAGACACGCAGCGGCGATTCACGAGTTCTATCTAAGCGGAACTATCGAATCGGCTGACGAATACCTTGAATGGTTTGACGTTATTCGTAATGCAGGTAAGAACGATGTAGTACGTATCTATATCAATTCGTATGGCGGTGACCTCTTTACCGCCATTCAGTTTCTACGCGTACTGCAAGACTCAGACGCTACTATCATGGTATCTGTTGAAGGCGCTTGTATGAGTGCTGCAACTCTTGTCTTTATGTGTGGTCACCATTTTGAAGTATCTGAACACTCCATGTTCATGTTCCATAACTATTCAAGTGGCGTTATGGGTAAGGGTGGCGAGATGTTTGACCAACTGAAGCATGAACGCGAGTGGTCAGAAAAGCTTATGCGTGATATCTACGAAGACTTTCTTACCGAGAAAGAGATTGTTTCAATTCTTGACAACAAAGATATTTGGATGGACGGTGACCAAGTTATCAAACGACTAGAAAAGAAGATGAAGAAACTTGAAAAGGCAGACAAAGAGAAAAATAATGAGGATTAAGTACGAAAGTGTAATAGTACCTTTCGTTAGTGTCAAGTAAACCAAATCAAAATAATAAAAGAAAAGGCGTCTTCGGGCGCCTTTTTTTGTTGACAATCATATATGATTCGTGTAGTATCTAAGTATAGACAATAGAGAGATTCGATATGACTGCATGTGAATATCCAACATACAAAGATTACTACGAAGCCCGTGCAAAACAAGGTCTTCAAGTGATTCCAGAAAAACTTTATAACGCTTTGAAAGACTAGATGATGAACATCAATCACAGACCAATCTTTAACACTGAAATAGCAGAAAAACTTTACTCTGAGAAGGATGGCGTAGATGTTAAGTATGTCTGCACATCTGCACTTGGTAGCGAAGCACGAGCAATGGATATCTTCTACCGTGAGATCCCTCACCCAGAGTTCGGTAATCGTTATTTTGGTTTGTATGATGCAAACAACTATGGTGGCGTTCGTGGTGGACTCATGATTACTAATGCCGACAAAATCGAAGATGCTGAATTTGGTATGGTCGAAGTGGATGGTCAACTGCACTACAGTCAACATCGTCATGATTTCTATAGTGTAGGTGGTGTATCACTAGACGGCGGGCGGGCATACTTTAAGCGTGTTGGTGATATGAGTATCCCAGCGCAATGGTTTGTTGTAAAAGATGGAGAGTTTGTAGATGCCCCTACCATATAATCGTGAACCAATGAGTCCTGGGTGGTTTGCCGAGCAAGCCCAAGACCTCTCTCGTGTCAATCGTGTCGAAGTTATTGATAACGATGGTCGTGTCTATACAAAGTATAACGTAACGGGCGTATCGTATCGACTGCAAGATGATTGTCAAACTTTGAAGCTATTTGTGGATTATGAAGAATGAGAAAGGCGTTTTGGGAAGGGTTCTTTGATGGATTATATAAAGCAAGTGTAATTCTCAATCCCTTTATTCTTATTGGTGCATTGTTGCTTTATTACATGCATCCTTATGAACAGTGTAAGCGTAAATATGGAGACCCAAATGATATCATGGAATGTGTATGGATTTTAGAAAATGACTGAACCAAGACTTTATATCGTAATGCGTGAAGACCTCTGGGACATGAACCCAGGCAAAGGTATGGCACAGGCAGCACATGCACAAGCATTGTTTGATGCATACGACTTTGCTGCAAATTATTGCCTAGAGGAATATTGTCAGTGGCGAGGTGATGGACCTGATTGTTTAGGTTTTGGTGTAACCACAGTGTTGTCTGCACCTTTAAACGAATGGATGGATATTTCTCTAGGTGTTCAGCACTATGGTTATGTTGCAGACCCAACTTATCCATATCGCAATCACTACGGCAAGATGTTTACCCGTGAAGAAGAAACTTGTATGTGGGTGTTTGCAACAACCGAAAAAGAACTGGAACATATGAAGCGATGGAAACTGCATCCATGAAAGATGAACTGTATCATCGCAGGCGAGAACATCAAACAATATTACAAAACAGACGCAAGGATAAAATGGACATGTCAAGCGAAGTGAAAGGACAATATGTAGTCGTAACCGCAATCTCAAGTCATCGTATGCGATACGTTGTACCCATGAGTGAGTTGCAAAAGTTGAACGAAGACTGTCAAGTTGATCCAAAATGGGCACTTGATTTAGTTACCATGCAAGAAGTGAAAGAGTTTTCGCAAGATCATATAGGAGAACAAATCTCTGATATGTTTATTGTAAGTGAAGAAGAAGTTCTCGATCTCTTTGATAGAGATAATGAATATGCATCTGACTGGTCAAGAGACTATAAGATCGCAAGTATTCATCACTGGGAAGAATATCCGAGCGATGAACGAGCGATTGAGTTTGAAAATATTCGTCAAGAAGAATTTAAAGGGAAATATACTTCGTAAAAATATCTTGACATAACACAAAAAATCTGATATTATAAGCACACTATTAACTTAGGAGAATACTATGGGTAAGAAAAAACACAGCACTGGTAACGTATCAAAAGGTGAACGTCGCAGTTCAATCAAAACATCGAATCGTGATCCAGGTCAACGTCTTTTGAACCAGATGGCAGCCCTTGAAAAGGGTAAGAATGTTGTCTTCACAATCGCAAATCCAAACAAGAATGAGACAAACAAGCGGTTCATTAAGCAACGTGTCTCTGGTCGTGAATGGTTGAAGCGTGGGGATAAGTTTAAACCAGCTAGTGGTGCCAATGATTAAAATTTATGGGACACCTCTATGCGGATACTGTAAACAAGCTATCTCGTTAGCCGAGAAATATAATTTACGATATAGATATATCGATGCGTTGGATAACTCCGAAGAATTTTCAAAAGAGTTTCCTGACGCATCGACAGTACCACAGATCATGTGGGATGATCGTCATATCGGCGGTTATAGCGATTTTGCAAAAGAAATTGAAAACACAATTGGAGGTTATGGTGATGGAAAAATCTGATGTTATCGAATCGTTTAAGAATGGTGTCGTGACTATTGAGTTTACAAAGGTGAATGGTGAGTATCGCAAAATGGAAGCTACACTCAATTCTGATATTCTACCTGAAGTCGTTCGCGAAATCGAAGAGAAGGTTGCACCTCGTAAGAAGACTGAAGACGCTCTTTCTGTTTGGGATATCAACGCAGAAGGTTGGCGTAGTTTCCGATGGGATAAACTTCAAACAGTCAATGGTACAGCATTCTAATGCAGTCGAATGAACTGAATAAAAATGCGAAAGGCGGCACCGAGTTAATGGGTGACCGCCTTTCACTACACGTTGATAGTAAATTGTTAGATCAATTTCAAATTATATCAAGTCGCGTGAGAGACTTGGATTCATCAAAACGAAAGGTTCTGTGGCTTCATGATCTATCACAAGACCCAGAGGTACAACATCTAAAAGATGGTGGGTGGAAAAAATTTGACAAGCTCGTGTTCGTTTCTCATTGGCAACAACACATGTATAATGCATATCTTGGTGTACCATTCGAAGCAGGTATTGTACTGAAAAACGCGATTGAACCTATTGAGACATTAGATAAAAAAGATAAAACTATTCGTTTGATTTATTATAGCACGCCACATAGAGGACTAGACATACTTTATTCGGCATTTGACGAGCTTTCGAAGCACAGAGATAACGTCGAGCTTACTGTATATTCATCGTTTGGCTTATATGGTTGGCCGCAAAGAGACGAGCCATATAAAGAACTTTTCAAGGCACTTGACAGTCACCCTAAAATTCAGTATAACGGTGCAGTATCAAATGATCATATTAGAAAAGAGCTTGGTAGACATGACATCTTTGCATATCCTTCCACATGGATGGAAACATCTTGCATATGCCTTATCGAAGCAATGAGTGCTGGTCTACAGTGTGTACATTCGTCATTAGGTGCATTGCCTGAGACAAGTATGGGTGTGACAAGAATGTATCAATACACTGACGATAAAAATAAACACGCAAATATATTCTATCAAAATCTTCTGGCAGCAGTTGACACAGTGAAAGGTAGCAATACCGACTTGCAAGTTGCACTAACAAATCATCACTATGATTGGAAAAAACGTGGAAAAGAATGGGAGAACATGTTGACATCATTATTGTAATATGATATTAATATGTGAAATAGGAGTTCGAATCATGGCTAAAAAAGCTACAAATATGCCCATGCGCGGAAGCAAGGGATCAAAGCTGATAGAAGAGAAGAAAATAGGATACGAGACGGTTGATTGGTCAAGTGTAGAGATGTTTGATTATCAGTCAAAGATTCTTGATACATTGCGACATTATGGTTATTTCTACGATATCAAAGACTCTTTTTCTTGGGCAGCCGAGTGGGTGAAAGCAAATAAGTCAAAGCAAGACTTGAAGTTCTTCAAAGCATCGTCTGATCGTCTCTTTTCTATGACAGCAGGTGGGCTATGTCGCATGATTATGAACGGTGCAGTTCTACCAGAAACATCTTTGAACTTAGTCGAGAGATATATAGATAAAGCTATTGCCGATGGAAAGGCTTCTATCGAAGGTGCAGATAACGTTTCTATTGTCGATATACCTCGCCGCACACCTGCGGATATTGTAAAAGAACGCACATCAGACTTCATTGCGTGTATCGAAGAAATGCTTGACATGTTCGACGGTGAAGTATGGATGGATTGGGAAAACTATTCTGTGTACAACGAATTACAGAAAGGTGATCTTCCATATAACACGGCAAAGGGAGTTGTCGATTACTACACACCATTGTGCGATGAACTTACTGAGTTGGTTGATAAAAAGACCGACGATCTTGTGGAAGCGTATTCACACTTGGGTGTTCGAAAGCGTAAGCAATTGCTAAATGTTGTTCAAGGTGTCATTTCAGATGCTGAGAAATATATGACATCTAAAAGGGCTATTCGCAAGCCGCGCAAGAAAAAAGTGACGAGTGCTGGTCAGCAAGTATCTAAGGTACAATATCTCAAAGAAAGCGCTGAGTTCAAGTTGGCAAGTATCGATCCTATCAATCTCGTGGGCGCTAACGAAGTATATCTATTCAATACAAAGTATAGATATATCATTCACCTCGTATCATCTTCGAAGAGTGGATTCCAAGTTAAAGGTACGACAATTCAAAACATCGATATTGATATGTCTACGCGCAAGACTATACGTAAGCCAGACGAGTTCTTCACAGAATTCAACAAAGCCACGAAAGCAAAGCGTAAAAAGATTCTTAACGATATCAAAGCAAAGCCTGCTGAACCGAAAGGTCGACTAAACGATCAAACATTAATTTTGAAGGTATTCTAATGGACAATATTATCGATCTTCAGAGCGTTAAGCAAAAAAAGGAAGAGGATCGTTTCGACGAGCTTGTTCAAGATATTGATGATCACGAAGAGACTATAGACCTTTTTTGCGTCAAAGCAGTTCAAGGTATTGTAGGTATTCTAATAGACGAATTTGGTTGTGACATGTATGCCAACCATAAGACAATATATGATATAATATCAATTGTAGAGCATATCAAAAGTCTATCATATAGAGCTAGGAGTGAAGAGTATCCTTTACAAACATATACTGACATGCTACTCGAAAACTGCATAGATGATCCAGAAGAAATGTTGCATCAATTTATGAATGATGAATATTATTAATACGATATTGACAATTGAAGATGTCTGATATATAATAAGTATATTAGATAAGGAGAATAAAAAATGATACTTGTTGACTTAAACCAAGTGATGATATCGAACATGATGGTTCAGATCGGCAATCACAAAAATGCAATGGTTGACGAAAATATGATTCGTCACATGATCTTAAATTCGCTGAGATTTAACAAACTTAAATTTGAACAAGATTTTGGTGAAATGATAATCTGCGCAGATGACAAGAACTATTGGCGAAGGTCGTACTTTCCGTACTACAAAGCAAGTCGGCGCACAGATCGTGACAAGTCCGAGCTTGATTGGAATACAATCTTTAATGCGCTAAACAACGTGCGTGAAGAGATAAAGGAATTCTTTCCATACAAAGTCATTCAAATTGAAACTGCTGAGGCAGATGACATCATCGGAACTATTGCGCACACCGAAGGTATGATGCTGAATTCTGGTAAACCAATTCTGATACTATCTGGAGACAAAGACTACATTCAACTTCACACATATGGAAACGTTTCACAGTACGATCCCACACGTAAGAAGTGGATTCGACATTCTGATCCAGAGACATACTTGCACGAGCATATCATTCGCGGTGACCGCGGAGATGGTGTTCCAAACATTCTTTCACCTGATAACTGCTTTGTTATGAGCATTCGTCAAGGTCGTGTGACGCAAAAACGACTCGATGAAACAAAAGACATAAATAACATGAACGAAGAGATGAAGAGGAACTACATTCGAAACAAGACGCTTATTGATCTTACACGTGTTCCAGATAACATCAAGGAACAAATTCTAGAAGCATACAATGCAGAGAACGAAAAAGATAGATCACTCTTGTTTAACTACTTCGTTAAAAACAAACTCAGAAACCTAATGCAGCACATAAGTGAATTTTAAAGGACTAACATGATACTATCAATTGCCGAGATTGTCGAGAAGGCATGTGAATTGAAGACTAAAGAAGAGAAGATTGAGTGGTTGAAGAAAAACACGAATCAACCACTTCGAAATATTCTTTCTCTGATGTATAACAAGCATAAATTTGAATTCAATATTCCAACAGAAGCACCTCCTTACACATCATCTGATTATCCAGATTCTCAGGGAATGCTCTATAAAGAGGCCCGAAAGCTTAAATATTTCGTAAAGGGTTTCGGTGGAGAAAACCTCACTAGATATAGACGCGAGGCGCTGTTCATTCAAATGTTAGAATCTGTGGATAGTAAGGACGCTATTTTACTGTGTAAAATGATTGCACAGAAACCTCTAAAGGGATTGACAGCAGACGTTATCAACAGTGCTCTTGGAGATGTTGTAGAGAAACCGACAAAAAAAGCGACAAAGACTGATGGCTAAGAATAAAAAATTTCGTGACTGGATGGAAGAAGACGAGTGGGAAGACCGCGAATCTGATCACAAAAAGAAAGACTCGAAGCGATATGATGCCAAGAAAGATAATGTTAGAAACGCAAGAAAGCAAAAAAGAAATTTGAAAGATTCCTTTTTTGATGGTTGACATTCTCTAACGAATCGTCTATAACTATGAAGTAACCTGAGAAAGATATATTATGAAAGATAAAGTGATTCTTGTTGACTGTGACGGGGTTCTGTGCGATTGGGTATACGCCTTTGATGCATGGATGGCTCGTCACGGTCATGAGAAACTACATGCTGATGTATATGAATTGAGCGAGTGCTATGGTTTAGAGAAAGCTGAGGTTAAAGTCTTAGTAAAAATGTTCAACGAAAGCGCAAGCATCTGTTGCTTACCACCTTTGCGAGACGCTATCAAGTATATCAAAAAGCTTCACGAAGAGCATGGTTATATTTTTCATTGCATCACTAGCCTGAGCCTCGATCCATATGCACAAAAGCTTCGTGGTGAAAACATTCGGGCTTTGTTCGGCGAAACTGCTTTCGAGAAAATCACATGCCTTGACACTGGTGCTGATAAAGATGAAGCGTTGCTTGAATACAAAGATACTGGATGTTACTGGGTCGAAGATAAAAAAGATAACTGCGACCTTGGTCACGCTTTAGGTCTTGAAGCTTTGTTGATTGCTTGGGACCATAATGCTGATTATGATGGACCTGGTACTCGGGTACAGAACTGGAAAGAAATCTACGATATCGTTACTGGTTAACACAAGTTAAATGCTCTGTTGACATAAATACAATTGTCAATAGATTGAGAATCAAAATGATCAGTCTATTTGACTGGTCATTTTTTTATGGGAGATTATAATGCCTTACTACACATTTATTGACAAAACGACCGGAGAAGAATTTGAACACATGCTATCAATATCAGAGAGAGAAGTGTTCATTCAAAAAAACCCCCATCTTACACAAAAACTAACCACGCCTGCGATAGGCGATCCAGTGAGACAGGGTATTACAAAAACACCTGATGGTTTTCAGCAACTTTTAAACAATGCGAGAACGAAAAACAAAGATTCAACAATTCAATCTCGCTACTAATAATAAGGGAGACTTCATGTCGCGCCTGTCAAAAAGAGAAAAACGAATCCAAAGACAAAACGGAATCATTGACGAAGAAGGAAATTTTAATCACAAAAGTGTGAGCATAAGAAGCGACATTTCACCCATGACTGATGCTCAGAGCGATGCGTTTGATGCATGGAACGAAGGGCACAATCTAATGTTGCACGGTATTGCTGGTACGGGTAAAACATTTCTCGCTCTATATTTTGCAATAAAAGAAGTGTGGAATAAAAATACGCCATATAGAAAAGTCTTCATCATCAGGTCTACTGTATCGACGCGAAATCAAGGTTTCATGCCAGGTACAAAAGCTCAAAAAGAAGCTGTATACGAAGAGCCATACGGTCCAATAGCATCAACAATTTTTGGAAGAGGCGATGCGTATCAATTAATGAAGCAGAAGAATATTGTTGAGTTCAGATCGACATCATTTCTTCGCGGTGCGACATTCGACGACTGCATCATTGTTGTCGATGAAATGCAAAATATGAGTGATGGTGAGTTACATACCATCATGACACGCGTGGGTCAGAACTGTAAAATCATCTTCGCAGGTGACATCAAACAAGATGATCTAACAAGTAAAAGATATAACGAAGAATCTGGTCTTGCGACATTCATGAAAATTATTTCGCGCATGGAAGAATTTGAATTTGTAGAGTTTTTTGCCGATGACATTGTTCGAAGCGATCTAGTCAAATCTTATATCATCGAAAGAGACCGACAGGGGTTGTGAAAGGAGTACAAATGAGTTATTATATGAGCGAAGTCATAGAAGACGAAAACGGAGACTTGGTTCTACAATTCCCAGTCGAGCTTCTAAGTCAAATGGGATGGGACGAGCATACAATTCTAGAATGGATTGTAGATGAAGAAGAAGTATATCTAAAAGAGAAGTAAAGTAATGAGTGTAGCGAATATTTGTCGCTACACTCAACATCTCGAATGATATACATACAAGTACGAATTAAGGATATTTCTAATGCCCGCTGCAGCTAGAGCAGAAAACACTGATACTATAGAAACGGGTCATCTATGTGACACGACTGCAAAAATTGCAGGCATTCTACAGTCCAGCGTGTATGTGAATAATAAGCTTGGCGCGGTTAAAGGTGATGCAATTGCACCACACACGATACTATCTGGAAGTTCTTGTGTGCCACACTCTGCGGTCGTAAACGCTGGATCAGGATCAGTTTTCTTTGAAGGTATAGAAGCCGCAAGAGTTGGCGATTCAGCAGACGCTGGAACCATTATAACAGGATCAGGATCAGTTTTTATAGGAAACTAATATATTATGTTTAATCATGAAAATCATGGAATTGTGCTACCCGAATGCACACGCGAAACTACATCAAGTGGAAGAAAATACTTCACACCAGAAGGTAACACTTATCCTTCAATCACAACCGTTTTATCGATTCTTGGAAAAGAGCAAATTCAGAAGTGGAAAGAACGAGTTGGCGAAGACGAAGCAAAAAAGATTTCAACACAAGCCAGTGTAAGAGGAACCGCTGTTCACCAACTTGCTGAGGATTATTTGAATAACAAAGAAGATTGGTCTAAAGGCGCAATGCCCACTAATCTATTCGCATTCAATCAAATCAAACCAATCCTTGATAAGAATATAAGTAGCGTTTGGTTCCAAGAAGTCTTTCTATACAGTGATAGAATCAAATGTGCTGGTCAGGTTGACTGTATTGGTGAGTACGAAGGTAAGCTGTCTATCATCGACTTCAAAACATCACGCAAGCCTAAGAAAGAAGAGTGGATTACGAACTACTTCATTCAAACTGCTTTCTATGCAGCAGCATTCTATGAAAGAACTGGTATTGCTATCAAACAGGGTGTTATCATCATCACTGTAGATGGTGACGAACCTCAGATTTTCAAAGTCAATACTTTTGACTACCTAGAGCATCTCATTACTGTTAGAAAGAAGTACAAAGACATGTATAAGTTTTAATATGCGTTATAAGCATTATAACATATCTAAAACACTTGTCAACCATAAAATGAAAAGTTGCATGAAATTTATTACTTGACATACTTAGAATCA